AACCCCTGCGAACCGGCTTGCGGCTGCGCATAAGCTTTCCGAGGTGCCATGATCATGGTCTCCCTTTGAGAAATAGAAAAAGGCCCGGCATCGCTGCCGGGCCGGTTGTCTTAGGTGTGAGCAGGTGCCGCCATGAAGCCGGTGACCATGCCCCAATCGACAAGATCACCCACGGTCGCGCCTTGCGTGGTCAGAGGTGCCTTGGCGACCTTGCCGACGCCGTACTGTGCTTCGATGCCGATGCCGGTCACAAAGTCATAGTCCTGATCTTCAAGCGAAGTCGGACGCGGCATCTGGCCCATTGCATAGGCCATGGCCGCCTGACCGCACATAAACACAGGTTCGACATCGACGCCCGCCGCGCCAGCGCCCTTCAAGAGCAACCGGGAGGTGATCTCCGGAATATTCTTGTAGAGCACGCCATCATAGAGCAGCGCACCACCCGTAAAGATCGGGTTGGTCTTGGTCGGATCGCCCTCACGGGCGCGCGCGTCGCGGTTGGCCTGATACATCACGGGATCGGCCTGCAACTGCGCAAAGCCGCGATCCCCGAGGAAACAGACATACATTTCCTCGTCCAGTTCCTCGATCTCGTAAGGCGTGATCTTCGGACGCCCGTTGTAGATGCCAGGATTGGAGGGATCGACGCCCGACTGCTTGGCGAGGATTTTCATCAGCGATCCGTTGGCAGCGGTCATCAGATCGTTGGTGGCATCCACGTTGAGGATCGCGGTGCCAAAGGTGGTCGAGTAGTTCGCCAAGTCCTTGCCGAACAGCAAGCGGTCGTAGTTCGCAGTGGTCCACGAATTTTTCTGAGCCGTGGTGGCTGCGCTCCACTTCACGCCGTTGACACGGTTGCCCGGTGCCTGGAAACGGCCCGACTGAATGGCTGCGGTCGGGATCGACAACAGGGTGTCGGTCAGATCGTCACGCACGATGCGACGCGACCAACCACGCAACAGGGAGCGCGCGGTCGAGCGAACGTCGAACGAGCTTTCCTTGTTGACGGCGCGGTTGTTGGCAATCGCGTTGCGTGCCCAATCGGCCCACAACGGCATGCCGTAGCTATCCATCTGTTCTTCATTGCCGCGCAGCGTACCGACGCCCACGCCGGGGCCGGTCATCTGGTTGACGAGAGGAACGTTGATTTCCTTGCCGTTGGCCTCAAGGTCCATCATGCGAACGATGACGGCGGTCGAAGTATCTCCCATGAAGGGATCGAACCGAGAGCGCCGCAGAAAGTCAGTAATGACCTGTCGGCGGAATTTGATCAGTTCGTTATTGACATGATTTGACGTAAGCATAGCCGCAACCCCTTGGGGTTAGCGGCGCTAGTTCCTGCGCCGCTTGGCTGAGACGGCTTGTCGGAAAAGGGCTTCGTCGGAGGCGTTGTCTTGCAACTGTTCGTCCCCGCCCGCTGTGCCGATGTCCGACAGCGATGGCAGATTGGGGACTGCTGGCTGAGTGATCGGGCGATTAACCATCGGTGCGCCTGTGCGCGCGGCCTCAATGACCTTGCGCTGAAACTCCGGGTCCTTCATCGCCTCGTCCAAGATTTTGGACTTGTAGGTCGCAAGGTCGCCGCCGATCTGTTGCAGCGTTTCGCGATCCATGTGCGCGCGGGTAATCACGCCATAGGGATCGTGCGATGCCATCGCGCGATTGTAAGTCGCCCACGCATGCGGATCGTGCCGGGCCATGCCCTGTTCAAGAGCGGCCCGCGCCGCCGACACGTTCGGTTCGCCATAGACCCTGACCGCATTGTCCGCAGACATCGCTTCGCGCGTCATCTGCATCTCAGCACGCATCTGTTCGAAGAACGGCTTGACTTCCTGCGCGACGAACCCTTGCGGGTTGTCGAACACGTCGAGCTTTTTTTCGGGCTGTTGCGGCTGACGCGGCTGGACTTCATACGCGGCAAGCCGCGCCCGCAAGTCCTGTGCTTCGCGTTCGGCCCGGCGACGTGCTTCGCTTTCTTCGCGGAAGCGCCCCGAGGGCACTGCGGCGTCAGGCGGAAGGTTGTCGTTGCCGGGTTGCGGTGGTTCTGGCTTGGGCGGCTCTGGTTTCGGCTCTGGCAACTGCGGATTTTCGAAAGCTTCGAGATCAGTCGTTGCTTGCTCGAATAGAGCGGCATCCTGGCCTTGCGTTGTATCACTCACTAACAGTCTCCCCGGAATTGTCGTGATCCGGCAACGTGGCTCGCATGTCGCTGCGAACAGGCGTGGTGAGCCGATCCCCGCTCACAGGGGCGCATCGTGTCGTCGGTGCGGAACGTGATGCTGAAATTTCGTTCTCAGCGGACGTAACTTTTTGGCCTTTTCGTCTCCTATAGAGTGAGGGGAGACGGAGAGACATAACCGTTGAGACCCAAACGGCGGCCCCTCACATATTCGCCGTTGGCATGAACTGCTCGTAATCGCGGTCCATGCGCCAATCCGGAAGGCCGCGCCCGGTGGTCGGGCCTTGCGGCGTGTTCTTGTGGCCACCCTTCGGCGGGGCAACCTTGGGTTCGGGTGTCTTTTCGGTGGTGTCCGTCATTGGTCGCCTCCTGTCGGCCGGTCACGCATGGCTTGCGCCTGCTGGCGTGCCTGCTCTGCCTGTTGCGCGCGATCCTGATTGCGGTGGAAGTGATCGAGCGCGCGATCCTGATTGCGGTGGAAACTATCGACGCTGCGATCCGCGTGACGATTGGCGTGATCGGACAACAATTGCAGCGGTGTGACGAGCGCCTTGTGATACAGCGCGGTGGCGCTTGCTCTTTTGTGGAAAGCGGTGGCGTTGGTCTCGTTGATGTCGGCGGCCTTCTGCGCCAGATCGAGCGGCGTCAACGGCTCTGGCGGGGCCTTCGGCTGGCCTTCGGTGCGCGCCTTGGCCATGTTCAAGAGACTGCCGGTCTGCGACTTGCCCGCATCTGCCGTGAGCTTCTGTGTCTCGGCTTGCGTCTTGCCGATCAAGGCTTGCGTCACCGCTTGCTTCATCGGGTCGGGCTGCGCCGCCATCTGTTGCAGTTTCTTCTTTTCCGAGAGCGGGAGACCGGAGGCCTCGATGATCGCGGCTGGCGGGATCGGCACATTGTTCTGTGCGAGCGCAATCAACAGATCGAAAATGTCGCTCATGACACTTTCGCTGTCCTTGCCTTCATCAATCTTGATCTCGACATCGATGTTGCCGAGCATGTTGACGAGCACCGGCACACCAAACTCGTTCAAGCCAATGCCGTTGATCTGCATGAACTGCACAATTTGCTGATCATCGGTGACGCGCAGCATGCGATCCGAGGTCCAGAATTTCTGCGCGGCGAGCCAAGCGGCGCGGTACCGCTCAAGCTTCCACATCCTGAAATTCTTCAAGAACGGGCCAAGCTCCGCGAGCCCCGCCTGTTGCAGCATGTTCGCTGCCCGACCGGAAACGTTCTGGCCAAATTCGGAGATCAACTGTTGGTTGGGACCGAACCCGTCGATCTCCGTTTTCGCGTCCTGATAGTAGTTGGTCTGTTGGATAAATTCCTGTTCGGGCTGGATCACCTCAAGGTCTTTGGGATCGCCACGATAGACCAGCACACCATCAGGCCGCGCCGCTTCCCGTCGCGTCACCTCGACATCATCAACCGAACCCTCTTTCAGTTTCAGTTGCCGGGTGTTCATGATGTGGATGGCTTTGCTCCGGTGCTGGTTGATCGCATCCTGCGGTCCCTTGAGACGGCGGATCAAACCGTAGTGTTGCCCTTCACTATCGATATAGGCGGCGAACGCCTGAAACTTCGAAATCGACTGTCCGCGTTCGTTGAGGAACGGGCTCTGGCCGGTCATCAGTTCGATGGTGCCGACATGCAGACACCAGCGCCAGATGTTGCCCTGCTTGTACCAGTGATCGATCAGGCGCAGCCGATTTTCGGTGTCGGTCCACATCACCTCGCGGTCGGCGTCGAACGCGGACCAATAACCGCCATCGTCATTTTTGGCTTCGCGGATCGCCTCGCGCGAGCCGGGAAACACCGTCTCCACTTCATCGCTGTCGGCCCACTTGTAGATGCCGTGATAGCGGGTGTCGTGAAAATTGTTCTTGGTCGAACGCGGATCATAAAAGAACGTTCTTGGATCGATGTAGCCGAACCGCAAATCCGGGTCCTGCTTGTCACCTTTGGTCAGCATCAGTTCGGAGACGCCGATGCCGTGAATGAGCGCGTCGCGGCAGCACTCGACTTCCAAATCCTCCGCGAACGAGGCGTCATTGATGGTGCGGATCACCTGTGTTGCGACTTCCGCGCCCGCCTCACCGTTTGGTGTGTTGGGGTAGGCTTTCGGGTCTGTGCGCAATCGGCGGATCGTGCCGGATAGGCTGTCAATCTTCCGTCCGGTGCGATCAAATGTAACGGCTGGTTGCTGTCGTCGCTTAAGAATGCGCAACTGGTCGGCGGTCCACTGATCAACGTGGTAATAGCGCCAGGACAAACGCTGTTCATCAATCTCGCGCGATTTCGCACTGGCGTAACTTTCAAATTCGCGACGGCGACGGGTGACACGCGGCAGTTCTTCACCGTTCACGTCGCGCGTGTCGTATGTTGCCATGCTCATAGCGTCATCGGGTCAATCGTCTTGATCTTGTGAAGCTCGCTCTTGTAGCCGTCGGCTGGTCGCACGTTCACAGGTTTGGTGATCTGCTTTCCGACCACCATCTTGTCGAGCAACTGACCGATCAGCCCGAGCGCATCGGCTTGGTCATCGGTTTTCGAGGCCGGGAAATTCAGAATTTCTGCGAGCCAATCCGAAACCCAATTGGCATGCTTCGGGTAATAAAGCCCGTCGAGCGCCATGCGGCCCTGAATGGAGCGCGCCCGGATCGACTTGTCGCCGCGTGTCGGAAACTGCGTGCGGTTGACGTAGAGACGGCGCTGTCGCATCCGCCGCTCAAGGAAGGGGCCGACACCGCTCTTGATCTGGCCGGTTTCCTCTGCCCATTCCA